TGGAAGTTGATCACCACGACCAACTTTGGCAGCGCGACGATCACCACGCTTGAGGCGAACTACACGCTCGCCTCTCTCATCTCCATGCGGACGACCCTCGCAGGCCGCAACGTGGACGTTGACCCCGGCGTTTGCAGCTTCGTGTACAACACCGTGGTCGGCGGAACGCTCCTCGGGACCGCGAACGTCCTGAACGCCTACCAGATTGGCGACTCCCAGGCCGCTCGCCAAGGCACCCTTGGCCGGCTGATCGGTTTCGACACCTACGAAACCAACATCCTGCCGACCGCTGCGACCTCGTTGGTTGCCTTCGCCGCTCACTCCGACGCAATCAGCGTTGCGATGCGCTATCTCGCCCCCCTTGCCGCTGGTGAATACCTGGCTACCGAGATGGCCGTCGATCCTTCCGGCATCGTGATGGGCTATCGCCGGTCCTACGACCAGGCCACCGGGATCATGTATGGCGCTTTCGAGTGCCTCTACGGAACCGCGACCGGCCTCACTTTGGGACTCGTCCACGGGACCAAGCCGTAATCTTCCTGATGGTGTTTGTGTTGTTCATGGCAAAACCCGCTCCCTAACCCGGAGCGGGTTTTCGCTTGAAAAAGCGAGGCGAATCGGCAAGCCTGGTTACGAACATGACAAACAAGATTAGTTTTTGCGTAATCGCGGGCAACGTGGAGCAGCATATCGGGCGGTTTTTGGATCACTTCCAAGGAGTCGCGGACGAGGTGATTGTGGTGCGGGCCATCGGGAATCAGGATGCCGACGAAACGCTTAATATCGCAGAAGAGCGAGGATGCTACGTTGCGGAGTTCATCAACGACATCGACAGTTGCTTTTGGCCACACGTTGACGACTTTGCCGCCGCCCGCAACAAAGCTTGCGACATGGCAACCGGCGACTGGCTGATGTGGGCGGATACCGACGATGTAATCACCCCGGACAGCATCGCGCAGATCAAGGCGCTACTCCCGCAGATTCCCGACCACGTTGACGGCGTGCTTATGCGCTACGTCATCCCCGAGGATGGCGTCATCAACTGGCGCGAGCGCATTTGGCGCAAAGGCTCCGCCCGGTGGGAGAATCCAATCCACGAATGCCTGAAGTTCAAGGACGGCGCTAACCACATGCGCTTCGATGGCGCGGAGATCGTCCACGCCAGCGAAAAGCGGAGCGCCAGCCGGGACGAGCGGAACCTGCGAATCCTTGAAAGCATTCCCGAGGACAAGCGGACTATCTCGCAGCACTTCCACGTTTTTCAATCTCTCATCGCGCTCGACCGGGACGCGGAGGCAATCCCTAAGGCCATTCAGTTTATCGGGATGGAAGGCGTCGGGAAAAACGAGCGATACGAAGCGCTTTTCCAACTTGCCCGACTCGCCACGGACTCCGACCAGAAACACGCGATGCTTCTCCAGGCTGTCGCCACCGACCCAACCAGGCGCGAGGCATACGGCGAGCTTGGGCTTGCGTGCGTCCCTCACGACGCGCCCGCCGCTCTCGGATGGACGACTGCGATGGGGGCGCTTTCGATCCCCCAAGAAGCGCCTTGGAACCTGCGACGGTCTTACTACGGGCAGCTCGGCGTCCACCTCCACGGGATGGCGCTGCGGGTCAACAATCGGCAAGAGGAAGCCGACACGATGGAGGCTAACCATTTTATCCGTGCCGGCGCAAAAATCAGCCTATTGCACGCGACGCGAGGACGCCCCGCAAAGGCATGGCGCTGCCGCATGGACTGGCTGCGGGCGGCATCGAATCCAGACGCCATCGAGCATATCTTCGGAATCGACTCTGACGACGCATCGAGCTTCATGCTGACCGCGACAAGGCACGTTGTTTCATGGCCAAACGCGGGACCGGTCGGCGCATGGAACGCAGCGGCAGCGGCATCGAGCGGGGCAATCCTCGTCCAGCTTTCCGACGATTGGGAACCTTTCCCCGGATGGGACTTGGCGATTCTGGGAGCGGTTGGCGATACCTCAAAACCAGCCGTTCTAGCGGTCAGCGACGGCCACCGGAACGACGACCTCTTGTGTATGGCGATCCTCACCCGCGCCCGCTACAAGGCGCAAGGCTACCTCTTCCATCCCGAGTTCTTTTCCATGTTCTCGGACAACTGGTTCAGCCGCCAAGCTTTCGCGGATGGCGTGGTCATCGACGCTCGCGACCGGATCACGTTTGAGCATGTCCACCCGGCATTCGGGAAGGCAGAGATGGATGCGACCTATGCGCGCTCGAATGACGGCTACCACTACAAGACCGGAGAAGGCATGTTCCGCCGCCTTTGCGAAGGCGTGAAGGTGTCCGCCGACATCCAAGGCTGGTTCGACTTCCGCGACTTTTACGACTACGTGGCAAAGGCGCTTCCGATGGGTGGATGCTTTGTTGAGGTTGGATCATGGAAAGGGAAAAGCGCGGTTTACCTAAAACAGAGGATTCGAGACTTGGGAAATGATTCGACCGTTTGCCCGGTGGATACCTTCAATGGAGACACAAACACCGGGAAGGTTGACGTTTGGGAGGAATTCACGGCAAACGCAAAAACGGCAGAGTGCCCGTTCTCGGTAATGAAAATGGACTCGATGACATGCGCTAAAAGTTTTCCGCAACTCGCGGACGGCATCTTCATCGACGCCGCTCACGACTACAAAAGCGTCAAGGCCGACATCACCGCGTGGCTTCCCAAGGTCAAACCGGGCGGCATCTTCGCCGGTCACGACATCGACTCTCCCGACGTGCAACGCGCCCTTGCCGATTGCGGGATCGAATACGAAACGATGGGGCGGGTATGGATCAAGAAGCCATGAGCGCAGGCAAAGGCGACGATTTAAGGCCGGTCAACGGCGAGCGGTTCCGCAGCAACTACGACAAGATATTCAAAAAGCATGAATCCAATCCTATCAATCCTCACGCCGACAATTCCAAGTCGGATGTTCACCGAAAGGGACGCGGCAAATCCAAGTGACCTTCACGGCTTGCACATGTCCGTTGAGAATCAAATTGAGGGGCAGCCGGTGGAATGGCTTGCGCTCTGCGACAACCGCGCCCGCAGCATCGGCGCAAAACGGCAGGCTCTCGTTGACATCGCACGTGGCAAATACATCGCCTTTGTGGACGACGACGACGACGTTTCCGACGACTACGTTGCGCGACTGCTGGCGGCAGCGGAGACGAATGCGGATGTAATCACGTTCCGCCAACGGGCGATTTACAACGGGCTCGAATCCGAAGTGCATTTCGGCATTAACAACCAAGACGGCCCTTTTACACCGGGTGGCATCACCCTACGCGCACCTTGGCACGTTTGCGCTTGGAAGCGGGAAGCGGTGGCAGGATGCCTATTCGGTGAGAGCAACTACGGCGAGGACTTGGTTTGGTGCCAGCAGGCGCGGAAGCGGGTCAGAACCGCGCATCACATCGACGCCGTGCTTCACACCTACCGGCACGACGCAGCGACTACAGCCGCCCCTGAGTCCGTTTGACGCCGTGCCTATGGTGTGAGCATCATCGACGATTTCCTAAACGTCTCCGCCGACGAGGTTGATTCCATGTTTGGAACGAAGACCATGGTTTGCAACGGGCAGACGTTTAGCGTGGTCTGGGACGACTACAGCAGCAACTCAGACGGCGGGCTAGGAGGGCTTGAACCTGAGCTTCAGGCGACGGCCACCGCGCAGCCTGGCGACGTTACAACGCCCGCCGCGCTCAAGGGCAAGCGATGCACGGTCGGCGGCGTGGCGTTCAGAATCTACGCCGTCCGAGTCGGCTCCGTGGCGATCCGGTTTGACCTTTGCGACCCGAACGAAAGCAAATGATCAGATTCTCCATGGACCAATCATCCGTTCGCGGATTCCGGCGAAGAATGGTCGAGTTCTCAAGAGAGACCGGCAAAACCATTCAAGAGTCCATGAATCTTCTCGGGAAGGGTTGCGCGAAAGAACTAGCGGTGCTTGTCCCGCCTTACGGCATTACAGCCAAGCAGGGCGCGGGATTCCAAAAGAGCATCGCCAAGCAAATCGACCGCGCAATCCGCGCTGCCAACGTGGCGGGAACTCAAGGATCAGCGGGATTCGTCCACACTCAAGTCAGGCGGAAAGGGCAGGTTCCTAAAGGGCTGAAGACCGAAGGGCGATTCAGGCGTGAGCCGATTCCGATCAGGGAAAAGGTGGACCTGCTCCGCAAGAAGCAAGCGGCAGCGGGCACCGCGAAAGGCGCTTGGATTGCTGCCGGGGAGGCTATCGACGGAAAGAAAATGCGTGGAATCAGTAAGTGGATTCGACGCCATGCGACACGCAACGGCGACGCATCTATCAGGGCGGAGGGTTTGGGCTCTACGATCTCACTCACCAACCGACTTTCATACATCAACGGGCTACAGTCCAAGGCAGTGATTGATTTGGCATTGAAGCGAGGATACGCCCGAAACTTCCGCTACATGACAATTGCGCTGAAAAAGCTCCGAGGGGAAATCTGATGACTACCGACAAACTTACCAACGCGCTGATTGCCTTACTTGAGCCGATCAAGCCCGACGCTTCCATCACCGTCGTCGACGCCCGCGCCATTGCGGACATTGACCTGCCGACCATTGCGGTTGACGTTGGCGAGCCTGAGCGGCATTCGCTGGCGCTTCCAGGCGTGATGAAATGCCCAGTCGAGATTACCTTGCGGGCGCATTCCGGCGACGGCGAGACACGGGCGACGCTCAAGACATGGGCTGACGCCATCGAGCGCAACATCAACGGCACGGCAAACGTGGCGAGCCTCATCAGCGGGACCGGCCTTGGCGTGCAATGCGACTTTTTCCAGATGGACGGCGGCAGCACGCGATGGGAAGAGACGACCTTTGAAGCGGTGTTCACGGCTGAAGCTTGGATACAGCGGACAAGCTGAATTTGACATGACGGCCATTTCAAATGGCTACGTCCTTTGGCACCACTACCGGCCTTTTCGGCATCGCTGCGCAGCAGACCGGATTCCTTCTCGACTCCGTTTCTGACGATTACTCGCAGGATTCAAAGACCGTCAAAAACATCTCTGGCGACGATACCGGCGAGTCGTATTACAACGAGCGGATCGAAGGCACGCTTGACGGTTACATTCCGTCCACTTCGGCCTTCTCTGGGACTCTCGCCAGCGCCTTGACCTTGGCGACTGCTCCCGCCGATCACCTGATTGGCGCAGTGACTGGTGGAACTTACGTTGTCACCGGAATCACCCGTTCCAGCACCTCCGAGGATTACCGGCGCATCTCTGTAAAATACAAATACAGCCCGACGATCCTAGCCTAACGGCAACCTAACCAGATGGCACTACCAAGATTCCTTGGCATTACCGGCGAAGGTGGTGCCACTACCAACACCCGAGCAGCCGCCGCATTGATCGCTTACGATGTCCCGCTGGATGTCTCGCGGACGCTGACGACCATTAGCGGCGACGGAATCACGGGAACGAAGGTGACATGGCACCTTGCCGAAAAGAACGCACGCGGCGAGTCGTCTTTGGAAATGCTCAAAGTCTGGGGCGATCAGGAATACGCGAAAGCGAATCCAGATTGCCCTATTGTTCGCATGAAGGCGGCATTCGTCCAATACGCCGAGATTGTCCGCGACATCCAGCAGGGGACGATCCACCTGTTTGCGCCGTCAGTCCCGTTCATTGAGACACACCACACGCAAACGGCGGCAGCGATGGAGCAACTTGGCCACCCGATCATCGGAGTCGCCTACGGGACGAACGGCTACAAGTTCCGCTTTTCACAATCGGCAGCGGCGGATTTCGCATTGTGGACGCTTCCACCTGGCGAGCTTGAGAGGCGTTTACCGGATGCCCTGATCTCTTACCTTTGGTGCGCCTTCGACAATCACCGCGTGATGGTGGATTTCATCAAGGACCGTGGCCCGCAGTTTGCCGCCGTCCAGCATCGAGGAAGAACCGCATACGTCGGCGCAGACATAAGCAAGGACCAGATCAACCAACTCGAAAAGCTACTCTACCGAAGATAACCAAGATGACCTCATTCCAGACAGAACCACCGACGATTACGATTCGCGGCAAGCAAACCAAACTCCGGCCATTCGGGCGCGGAGTCGGGCGCATCCTAGCGCAGATCGCCAACGTCGAGGACGAGAACGAAAAAGCGGGCGCATTCGTCGTGGCGTTTGCCGCGATCTACAGCCTGCCGCCCGCCGATGCCTTCGACGCCGTGAATGACGAGGCGCGATTCAACCGTGAGGTGGGAATCGCCGACATGGAGCTTTCCGCCGAAGATCTCACCGCCGTCGCTGAATACATCGGAGCCGTGAACCAGCGAACGGAGGCGGCACAAGTGACAGTCGATGACTCGCCGGGAAAGCCCTAGACCGTGGAGATCCGCCCGAAGATGAAGCTTTTGAGATCGACCTTTTCGCCAGTGAATACGGATGGCCAATCACCTACATCCTCGACCTCCCGCCCGACCAAAAGGCGGAGCTATTCCACGCGCTGCTCTATCGGAAAGGACTCCGCACGATCAAGGGAGCGGCGAAGCAGGAAGGGCCAATACCAAGCCTACGGGACCGCGCCAAGGCAATCTTTGACACTGTGACCTAAGTATGGCTTTAACGATCCGCATTCGCGCCGATGCCACTCAATTCCGGCGAACCATCGCAGGGATTGAGGTGCAAGCCAGCGGGCTAACCGGAGTGCTTGGGAAGCTGGCAACATCACAAGCAGCTTTCGGTGCCGCGCTTGCGGTCGCTGCCGCTGGGGCTGTAGCTCTTGGCGCAGGACTTGCGTTCATCAAAGATGCATCCGGCAAGGCTGCCATGATGGAGTCGTTGCAAGTTCAATTCGAGGTTCTAACCAAATCCGCGAGCAAAGCGACCGAGCTTATCCAGAGCTTCCGCGACGAAGCAATCAAGTCGCCGCTATCCGTTTCGGACTACGCGCAAGCGGGCAAGACCCTGATGGCATTCGGCATTTCCGCCGATCAGACATTGCCGATTCTAAGGACCCTTGGCGATGTATCCATGGGCAACTCTGAGCGATTCGGAAGTCTTGCTCTTGCCTTCGCTCAAACGCAGGCAGCGGGGCGGCTGATGGGTCAGGAAGTGCTTCAGTTCGTCAACGCTGGATTCAACCCACTGCAAGAGATTTCCCGCAAGACCGGGCGATCCATGATCGAGTTGAAGAAAGCCATGGAGGACGGCGCGATTTCCGCCGCCATGGTGACGGATGCCTTCCGATCCGCGACGGCGCAAGGCGGGCTTTTCTACGGCGCTCTCGACAAGGGCGCTGCAACCACCGAGGGCAAGCTTGCGAAGCTTTCAGACGCCATGCTCGGACTCAAGGTTGCATTCGGCACCGGATTCAACGACGGACTTCGCGTTGCGCTCGATTCGACGAACGCATTCCTCCCGCAGCTTGAGGGTAAGTTTGCATCTGCGGGAAAGATAATCGGCACGGCATTGGAGCAAGCCGCGCAAGGCAACCTTGAAACGTTTGCTCAGATTGGAATCCTGATTGGCGAGGCGATGGCGCGGGGATTCCAAGACGTTACAGGCAACCTGATGGTTGAGGGGATGAGGTCCATGCTGCAATCTGGATCAAGCAATCTTAGCAACGAGGAGAAAGACCTGATGAATCGGGACATCGACCAACTTCTTGGCCCGAAGCGCAGCGTCTCGGATCGAGCTTCTGACATTGCGAACGGATTGCGGGATAACATGCAAAGCATTGAAAAATCCGCGACCCCGACATGGGCGGAAACACTCAAACGTCAAGAAATGCTTACTGAAGAACTAGTCCGTCAAGGAGTAACGCTACCCGCAGAACTCCGCAAAGCATTCGCAGCTAACGGACTACGTCCAACATCACGATGAGCACAATCCGAGGCATCAGATCATCCGACGTTCTCCCGCAGCCGGGATTCACGGCGACGCGCCAGGAGAACGGCGGCTACATCGGGCGGCATTCGTTCGCTGTCCTGCGCACGGCGTGGGGCGGAAGCGGCGTCACCGGGCGATTCGCCAAGGGGACTTCGATCACATCGCTAGACCCGGACCTGTCTTTTTCGTGGGCGTTCCTCAAAGTCGTCGAGGCGGAAGTTGCCAGCGAGGAGGGCGACATAACGATTGTCTCAGTCTCGCTTTCCGGGGCGCAGGGAGCATCCTACGGCGAGAGCGGCGAAGCTCCAGACCCGACATACCGATTAAGCGGTCAGCTTCAGGATGCGCCGCTTTCCATACATCCGAAATGGGCGGCGCTTTCGGACGCTTTTAAGTTTGCGCTTGGCGAACTTATCAACGGCAACGCGAGGCCGTCAGCAGAATTCACGCAGGCGGGGAGTTACGACGAGGAAAACTTCTTTACTCCGCTCAAAGATGCAACAGAAGCGTCGATTACATTTGCCGGCGACGCGCTGGAGTTTGCCAAGGTCATCGCACGCGGCGAAACCACCTACCTGCGCCCGGTCATCACATGGACCGAATCCGCGCAAGGGACCGATGGATTGACAAACGCGCAGCTCAACAAGCTTGGCAACATCTCGACGCCACGAGGCGACCCGCCAGAAGCAGCGGGAACGCGGGACTGGATGCTAACGAGCGCATTCCAAGAGCAGAACGGCGAGATGTTCACGACCAACCTTGAGTGGACGCTTTCCGAAAAGGGCGGGCATGACACATTCCTTTACGAAGAACCATGACGCCAATCCGCAAAGGATCCAACCCGGTCAAGATTCCGTTCGCCATCAAGTCGAGCGATCCGATTTTTGCGGCGTGGGCGAACGAGACGCGCACGGCGATTCGACAGCTTGAGGCGCGGATGCCAACGGCGAACATCGGGCGAGGCACGGGAGCGGGAAGCAAGCCGCCTTTGTGGGTTACTATTTCCGCCGTCCCTGAGTCTTCTCCGGTATCGTATCAAGCCAAAGTCACAACCGGCTATCTCTGCTACCAGAACGCCACGCTGACCGATTCCGATTCCGGCGTTGTCGGATACCTCACGCCCAAGATCACGACGGCAGACGGCGAGCTTGTCAGCATCGAATCGACCGGCGAGGCGGATTGGGTTGCGCCCGCCTTGCCGCTGGATGGGTTGGTGAATTACATCTACCTGCGAGTCCAAACCGACAGCGACGGCGCGCCGAAAGAACCGACCGCGCCAGAGTTTCCCGGCGACCCAGGCGCATCGGACGGGCCGACAATCGTCACTTTCACGGAGCCGCAGCAATCGACGCATCACGTTCGAGACAGCCCCACTTCCGGCGAAGAGGACGGCGACTATTACTTGTTGATATGCGAGACGGAAAGTAACGAGGCCGCGACGCCGGCGCCCCGAGTAGTCCGTCGAATCACCGGCAACCGCGAGCTTCCGAACCAGCTTGTCGAGATCACGAACATCGAGGAGGACAACGAGGACGGCGAAGTGCGGGAGCTTTACGAGGGCTACGAAGTCGGACCCGAGGACAAGCACCAGTTCCGCACGCTTGTTCAAATCGAGGGCGAAGGCGAGCCGGTTATCAAGCCGATGGAAGACCCGGACGACCCACCAAGGTCCGTCCGGTTCAGGCGCGTAAAGCCCAACGAATCGCAAGGCCCGCAGGTCAACGTCTCAAGCCAAGACGATGGCGACACGATCCAAGTTGAGGGCAACGGCGTCTTCATCAGCTACCGTGACGCATTCGGTGGCGGGCTGGAGTTCACTGATGGACTCGTCACAACCAAGATCGAACCTGAAACGGGAGTGGTTGGCGACAACTTCAATATCGAACTCCTCAACGTGAAAATCTCCGAAACGGGCGGGGAAATCTTCGTTTCATCTATCGGATGGGGAACTGACCCGCGATTATTCTACGTCCGCAACGGGCTTCTCTACCTCAACGACGACGGCGCGAACGTGCCGATCTACGACATGATTTCCCGCATCGAAGGGGAATCCAACCCAGAGTCCAATCAATCGGGACCGGGACTCACGCCCGCAGCCTAACCAATCAACCACCATGGCCACTAACACCTTTTCAATCTACGGAATCGCATCGACCGAGACGAATACCGCCACGGGATTCACCGGGTCTTCAGGGACTCAGGCGGCCCGTAAATCCATGCCGCTTGCCGACATTGCATACACGATCAATATCGCGTTCGACGGGACCAGCGACATCGTGACCATCCCGCTTTCCACGGGCATCGCGACCGGGGGCGTCAACGGAGTCAATGCGACTGGGACGATCACGTTCACGGGCGCGCCAGTAGCCAACGAAACCATCACCGTGCGCGGCGTCGTTTATACATTCAAAGCGGCAGCGGCAACCGCGACGGAGATTACCATCGGCGGCTCCGTCACCATCACCGCGACGAACACCGTATCCAAGATCGAGGCGAACGACGCCTTGCTTAACGTGACCAGCGTGGCTGGTGTCGTCACCATTGAAGCATCCAACACTGGCGAATATGGCAACGCCTACACGCTTGCGAAATCAGCCACCAATACCGCTGTCAGCGGGGCAACGCTCACCGGTGGTATCGACAAAGTGGTAATCACCGGCGATGGGGTTGACTTCGAAGGAACGGCATTGCCGACCGCTACCAAAATCCACGGACTCCTTGTCACATGCACCGCCGGGAGCGTCACAGCGGCCGTCTCGACCATACTCAAGGACACCGTGACACCGAACGGCGGATTGCAGACTTGGAACGCCACCGGGCGAACCGACCTGGTGGCGAGCATGACGATCACCAGCAACGCGGCAAACACCGTGGCGCAAGTCGTGGTGCGGGCGAGTAACTGATTTTGACACCGCCGCTTATCAAATGGCCATTACCTCCGCACGCGCTTACACCGGGCTCCAGGCGAATGCTGAACCGACCAGCGAAGGCACCACTGGGACAATCACCATCGGGCAGGGGCAGACGGTGACGACCATAGCAAACGCCACGGATTCAATCGTTTTGGCGATTGAACTCGATTCGACTTACAATGTGGTCCTGAATTCAGTGACATTCGTTCCGACTTTGACCGGAGCTGGCGTCAACCAGGTTGAGACGGCGACGGCAGTGGGAACCATCACGGCAAGCGGCAACGCTACTGTTGTCGTGACGGGCGACGACATTACCGGGAGCCCGCTGACCGTATCGGTTGCGGTTCTCAACACCGATACCGCATCGGCATGGGCGCAAAAAGTGCGAACCGCCCTTGGTGCCGTTTCGGCGATTACGTCGCTCTACACGGTCGGCGGATCGACTACAGCAATCACGTTGACCCGCATTCTCGACCGCTACAACGACTCAACGCTTAACATCAGCTTGGCTAATGGCACTTGCACCGGCATCACCACGGCGGCGACCAGTGTAAGCACCACGGCGGGAATCAACCCGGCGAAATGCTACCGGATCAGCGGCACAACTTACGTCGGTGACAATTTTGAAGGCGTGGACTTTGCGGACGCGGACAACATCCTTGGAATACAGGTGCGCCACGTTGCAGGGGCTGGTTTATTCACTATCGCGTGTGGCTCCGCTTTTGCCGACACGATCGGACCGACAGAAACTTTGCAAAAATCATCTGCAGGGTCCGGGGATTTAGCGTCATTTATACCCGGAAACAATATCACATTCACTGCGACTGCTGATTATTTCAAAGCCATTGTAACCATCATCTTTGCCGTCGAATGACCCCCGCATTTTTCACTCTTCCCGAAGCAAAAACTGACAAGACGTGGGACGGCTTAACCGTCTCCCTGTCATCGGACGGCACAACGTTCGATGACAGCCTCGCGTCCGTGAAGATGACGTTCAAACTCACCGGCGCTGAGTCACTGACGCTGACCAGTGCAGCGTCGCAAATCACCATCACCGACGCGAACGCATGGGAGTTTTACGTAAACCCAATTTCCCGCCTCACCCTTTCCGCTGGCGTCCATTCCTGGGCGGTTGAAACGACCAGCAGTGCGGCCTCGCCAAGTGTGCAGGATTACATGGTCGGGACGATCACCATCATAGCCGACTCGACACCATGAGCGTCACCGCGAATCTCACGACCAACGTCGAAACGATCACGGCCACGATCGTGGTTGAGGAGGAGACGATCACCGCCGAAATCAACACCGCAGCGCGTGGACCGGCTGGACCGGCTGGCAGCGCGTCCAACAGCATAACCAGCGCCACGACCAGCGACAGCACAGCGAACCTCTCGCTTTCCAACGTCACGACGGCGACTGCGACTATTACAGGAATGTCCGTTGCACCGACAGCCGCGACGACCACCTCGACGACGCAGCTCGCAACCACGGCATTCGTGCAGCAGGAGCTTGCGTCGGGAGTCGCGGTGGCGAAGAACCTTGAGTTCTTGGCCCACAACGGCACCGGCGTAACCATCACGAAGGGCGCCATCGTGTATATCAACGGCGCGGTCAGCGGCAATCCTCGCATCACGCTCGCGCAGGCAAACAACGACACCAACTCAGCGCGAACGATTGGCTTCGCGAAGGCAGACATTGCCAACGGCGCGAACGGGTTCGTCATCATGGAAGGCGAGCTTGAGAATGTCAGAACGGCTGACGCGGATGGGATCATCGGCGCAGGCATTCAGATTTACCTCTCTCCGACAACTCCCGGAGCGTTCACGCGGACGAAACCTTCCGCCCCGAATCATCTCGTCTACGTCGGCGTCATCACTCGGGCCAGCACCGGTGTAAATTTGGACGGCAGGATTCTGGTTGGCATCCAGAACGGCTACGAGTTGAACGAGATTCACGACGTCGCGATTTCCTCGCCAGCCGCGAAGCAGGTGATCAAGCGCAACGCTGGCAACACGCTTTGGATCAACTCGGCCATCGTCAGTGCCGACGTGTCCGACGCGACCAGCGCGGCTACGGCGAACACGCTGGTGCTGCGGGATGCAAGTGGCAATGCTGCGTTTGGTGCTCTCACCACTTCCGGCCTGACAGTCACTGGCCCATCATATTTTCAAGACGGCGGTTTCACGACTGTTGAGACTACTAGCCTTTTTTTCGATGCATACGAAGCATCAGGTGGTGCCACGTTTACTTACAACGGCACCAGCGCATCGGATCACCGCATCGCCCTGGGCCTCGGCACCACCGACTCGCCCACATTCGGCAACGCGACATTCTCGACCGGCAGCATCGCCACGTCGCAGCCGCTGACGCTCACCCAGACGTGGAATGCAGCTGGCGTTACGTTTGCAGCGCAAGTAGTGGACATCACGACAACAAATTCTGCAAACGGATCGGCATTTTTTGACGTAAAGCAAAATGGCATCAGTCGGTTCAAAGTGGTTAAAAACTCGGGGGCGACTACTGCTCAAATCATTATTAACGGCGGTGATGCTAATCCGTGCAGTTTTACATGTGCAGGTAATTCGTTGAGTATTGCGACTGAGGGTAATCAGAATGTAACGTTAGCTAACGGATTTACGGTAAGACGAAACGGAGGTGGTGCGGCCACAACAGGGGGAACAATCACCTCAACTCAAACTTGGAATTCAATCGCATCCATCTTCACGGGTTTTAATATCAACGTTACCGACAGCAATAGCGATCCTGCATCGCTGCTGATGGACTTGCAGGTGGGTGGGGTCAGTCAGGCTAAATTCAGAAAAGATGGGTTGCTCACATGCGCATCCATTAACGCATCTTCTAGCGGATCGAATTTTGCCAGCATTACATCTTCTTCTACAGGGGTGTTCTTGCAGGCTGGCGGCAGACTCGGGATTTCAAACACTGGATATTTGGGTTTTTCGGCTTCTGCAGATGCCACAGGCGCTCTTGATTTACAGATTCTCCGCGACGGAGCCGCCAACACCCTAGCCCAGCGCAACGGCACCGCAGCGCAGGAGTCTCGCATTTACGGGACTTACACCAGCGCAACCAACCACGAACGCCTTAGCCTCAAATACAACGCCGCTGACACCGCGTTCCAGATCGGCACCGAGAAGGGCAGCGCAGGCGGTGTCGCCCAGCCGCTGCAATTCCGCACGGACAGCACGACTCGGATGGCAATCACCACGACCGGAAACGTCGGCATCGGAACGACGAGTCCAGCCAGCAAGCTTGATGTCGTGGGGGGTATCACCGCCAGCGGCACGGTCACTGCGAACAGCGGATTAGTTGTCACATCCACATCGTATCCGGTCCTTGACGTGACTCGCTCGGCAGCAGCGACCGGCGATTTTCGCGCAGCCACACGGTTTAAGCGAGAAAACTCAAGTGGCACAACATCGGCAGGAATGGGGGTTGGATGTTTTTTCGAGATCCCAAACGCCGCCAACAATCTTAAAAACGTCGGCTTTTTCGGAGGAGCAATCGCAACCGCAACGGCGGGCGCGGAGGTAGGCGAACTTGTATTTGCGCCCGCGTGGCTGGGAGTCGATCCTTATCTCCGACGAGATATGGTTTTGCGGGCTACATCGGCAGCAACGGCCGATTTGTCCTTGACCGGTAACCTCACCGCCAGCGGCACCATCACAACCGCGAACTTTATTGCTGGTGCCGAAATGACAGCACCCGCAGCACCCGCGACTAATGGATACCGGATCTATGCCGAAGACAACGGCGCAGGGAAAACTCGACTCATGGTGCTATTTGCAACCGGAGCAGCACAACAAATTGCAATCGAACCATAACATCATGTCCCTCCTCACCCCTACCGAATCCGTCACCGCCGCCATCTCCTCGGACGCTGGCGCTCTCGCATCGCACCTGCGAAACGCGATCCACCTCGCCAACCGCATCGTCGGCCACGTGTTGGATCTGACGACTACCGAGATCAATGAGTGGCTTAACGCCCGCCCGCTGGCGCAGCGGCTTGCCGAGTTTGCCAGCCACGAAGAAACCGGCGGCGCGCTCAATTTTGCGGCTGCCTTATCCGAGGACGCCGCCGGCTTGGCATACTGGAGCCTCGGACGCGTGGACACCCGCAGCGTGGTCGACAAGCTCCTTGATACAAACCGCACGCTGGAAGTGATCAACGGCGCGTTCGTGGTAGCGGACATCCCACAACCCGCAGCCTGAGCCCGAGTCTTAATCCATGCACCCAGTCATCGACCATACCCTGTCCGGCCTGACCGCAATCGTCGCGGGAATCGTCGGCTCCCAGGCCCTGCCCGATCTCCTCTCTCAAGTCCCCGCACCGGACTGGATACAGCAACTGCAAGGGCCATTCGGGGCGCTCATCGGCCTCGCGCTTGGGCTTTGGTGGATGTCCAAGCGCCTCGATAAAGCCGAAGCCAAAGCGGACAAGCGCGAAGACGAGCGCGACGCTGACCGCAAGAGCCTCATCACCGTCGTGGAGCAAAACTCAAACGTCCTTCGCAGCGCAACCGAGATCCTAAGCACCGTCAAGGAGGTGCTGAAGAATCCATGAATCTTTTCGTCGAGCTCTCGGCCTGGCTGGCTGGCCGGATTGGGGACGCGATCTTCCCGCCGGAGCCGACTCTGATAATCAGCTACCTCACGCCGCAAGAAATTATGACACGCGACCGCATCAAATCAATCCAGAGCAAGATCGGCGTCGAGGTTGACGGCTTCTGGGGGCCGAAATCCATCGCCGCTTGCCAGTCCTATCTGCGATCGCTGATGCCAGCGGAATCCAACTGGCCGCGCCCATCGCAGGAGTCGCTACAGGGCTTTTACGGCAGTCCCGGCGACGAGTCCCGACTTGTCAGCGTCAACGTCGAAGGACTCGGCCTGAGATACGACGGGAAGCCAGTGAAGAGCATCCGATGCCACGACAAGGTGGCGGACAGCCTCAAGCGCGCGCTGGAGTCACTGGCCAAGTCTCATCCCGACATCCTCGCGCAATACGCTGGAGTTTATAACAATCGCACGATGCGAGGCGGCAGCCTGCCGAGTCTCCACGCTCGCGGCGCCGCGATCGACTTGGCCGCAGATACCAACCGGCTCTCGCAGTCGTGGCCGGTCTCGGCGACGATGCCGTTAGAGGTAATGGAGGCCTTCGCGCGGGAGGGATGGGTTGCTGCCGGCGCGTTCTGGGGCCGCGACGCAATGCACTTCCAGGCCACCCAGTGACGGCTACCCCGCAAACCTTCGTGCCACGATCTCCGACGCGCTGACCCCTGCCGCTTTCGCCGCGTCTTGGATTCGGGCTTTGCAGTCGGGCAGGAGCGAGACGGTAAGGTTGACGCGGGGATCGGCAGCTTTCGGGCGACCGGCTCCTTTGCGCAGGCCTCCGTGGGTGGGTTTGAGGCTACGTGAATCCTCAAATACACCCCCGCAAAGACTGCATCCAACCAATCCGGCTTCTTTCCAAAGGTTGCACTCAGTGCATCGTGGTTCGCTCATGGCTGTTCTCGGGAAGAATCTCGGTCACGCGGATTAGATATTTCGGCACGTTGCCAGCGTTGACGGTGATCTCATGCCCCGGCTCGACGTATTGGATGATGGATTGCAACACGTCGCTGGTGACATCCTGCTTTCCTTCTTTCCACGTTTTCCCGTCCTTGCAGAGTCTGCCGACGAATATCTGGTTCGAGAGTGCCGCCATTCCGACAATTAACCGAGAACAACGGGCGGGGCGTTTTGATTTTGTAGTTTCCATGTAGTGCGTGCGATTGTTGTGCCGTTGCACTACCCCCGCAAAAAAAACACCCGCCGAATTACGCATGGCGATCCGCTAGATCGAAGAGGCGCGGCGGGTCAATGCATTACCCAACCACGGCGGGCAAGGGATGGCAAGCGGCAACTCGCGATGCTTGACTCGTCGGGCGCTGACGGCTTGACAACTGGCTGAGCCATGAAACTCTGTGGCCGGTATCTTGGTTGGTATCAGCTCGCCCTCTACGCCGTCATGCGCAAGCTAGCGATGAGGGCGGGCACTTCAATCGCAGGGTGGCGCAGTGGTAGCGCGGGAGTCTCATAAGCTCTAGGTCGTGGGTTCGACTCCCACCCCTGCAATTTTTCCGGGGTAATTCGTGCGTGTCATTGATTCCCGCCTCGAAAGGGGCGGGAATTTTATTTTGAGGCAGGTGGATTTATTTTGTTGCACTCCGCTGCGGGAGGGGTAGGGTCCGCACGTCAACCAACACCAACCATGACCGCCGACACCAAATACAACCTTTTCATTTTATTCGATTCTGACCTCAATGGTTGGACTTGGGAATCCTGGGAGGGTTCCAAAATTCTCGGTCGCAACAAGCGGCAGGGGCTGTCATACAATGACGCCCACTTCTTCTCAAAACTCTGGCTTAAACGCCAAATGGCATGGGACAAGGCTGCGGCCTAAACCACCTCACCGCGCCGGGTTCCATCCCCGGCGCTCTTCCCTCACCAACCATCAAATGAAAGACAAAGTGTTTTTAACGGTAGGCAGCGAAAAAGTCGTCACGGACATAAGCGCCACAAATGGCCCGGGCGGGATTATTATTCAGCTCGGCACCGATACCATGATTGAGATCAGCGCGGAAAATTTCGGGCGTTTAGTTGCATCGGTAGCAAGTGCAACATGGCAGCGGTGAATACTAATTTCAACCAACACCAACCATGACCACACCCACCACTGTCAGGCACGACCTGACCAATGCAGAGTATCACGCCAGCCCTGCCATCTCCAAGAGCGGGCTGGACCTCATCCGCAAGGCTCCCGCTCTCTACCGCTGGAGGCAGGCCAACCCCACCGAGCAGACGCCGGCCATGCGGCTGGGTAGCTTGACCCATACCGTGGTTCTCGAGCCACAACTGTTCCGCGCATCCGCGACCGTCCGGCCCGAAGGCATCGAACGCCGCACCTCTGCCGGCAAGCTCGCATGGGCCGAGTTCGAGGTGCAGGCCGAGGGCAAGGAGATCGTCACCGCGGAGGAGATGTCAAAGCTTTGCCAGATCCAGCAGGCTGTTCACAACCACCCAGCCGCTGCGAAGGCACTGGCGGGCAATCCGACAATCGAGCAGTCAATATTCTGGGATGCCGATGGCATCGCGTGCCGTTGCAGGCCGGATGCCGTGACCGAGCGTGGCGTCATCGTCGATCTCAAGACGACTCGCGATGCCTCGCCTGAGGGGTTCGCAAAATCCATCGCGCAATACCGCTACCATGTGCAGGCCGCGTTTTATAGCGACGGCTACAAGGCCGCGTTTGGCGAGGCTCCGCGCGGGTTTGTATTTATCGCCGTCGAGACCGAGCCGCCTTACCTGGTGGCCGTTTACGTCGCGAGCGAGACGATGACAAGCCGTGGCAGGATCGAATACCAGACTGATCTTGACACCTTCCGTCGGTGCCAAGATGCCGACACTTGGCCCGGCTACTCCGATGCGCCCTTGACGATTGACCTCCCGAAATGGGCCTGATTTTCTCCCCAACCCCAACCAATACCAACATGACAACCGACATCGTTACCACCACCACCGCGTTTTCCAACGCAGCATCGTTCGAGTCCGCCCAGCGCATGGCACTGGCACTCGTCTCATCCAACATCGTCCCGGAGCAATACCGAGGTAAAGACAACATCGGCAACGCCATCGTCGCGCTTGAGATGGCGCAGCGGATCGGTGCCTCTCCGCTCGCCGTGATGCAGAACCTGAACATCATCCACGGCCGGCCCAGCTGGTCTTCGACGTTCATCATCGCTGCTCTCAACAGTTGCGGTCGGTTCGCGCCGGTCCGCTTCGATGTGACTGGCGAGGGAGATGACCGGAGCTGCATCGCCTGGACGACCGACAAGACTGGCGAGCGACTTGAAGGCCCGCCGGCGTCAATCTCGATGGCCAAGGCGGAGGGCTGGTATGCTAAAAATGGGAGCAAATGGAAGACGATGCCGGAACTGATGTTACGCTATCGCGCCGCCGCGTTTTTCGGACGGCTCTACGCTCCCGACGTCCTTAACGGGATGCACGCCACCGAGGAGGTGGAGGACATCGGCGACCGTCCGCGCAATGTGACTGCCCGCACAGAACCGCCAATCTTTGACGACGTGCAGTCACCGGCACCAGTCTCAGAGGTTGAGGTGCTGCCGCCCGCGAAAAAGACCAAGGCTGCGAAGGCCGATCCAGTGCAGGCCGCAGCGCCGGCCACCACTGACGACGGCGACATCTTCGGCTGATCAATCCCTACCTGCCGACACATGAACCCAATCGAAGAGCATCAGATTCGGATGGATGTGATCTTTGAGCACGACGAAAAGCTCGGATACATCACGATCAATGCGGCCTACCCCTACCACATCGAGCTGTCGAGAATACCAGACCCGGAGGCGCTGGTTCACTGGCTGGAGCACCTGACAGGAAAGCCATGGATGACGGCCGAGATCGTTCGTGAATTCATCCGTCGAGTCTATCGGATCAAAGGCTGGGACGCCCACCGGAGACACCTTTGATTCGCTCCCACCCGCCCCGGTAAATTTATTTTGCTGGGGCGGGTTTTTTCTTGTTGCACTCCAGGCCGCTGCGGATAGGGTTCGCACGTCAACCGACACCACCAACCAATGAACGCCGACCTTCAAGACTCCATCGCCCGCCACTTCACAGCCAAACTCGGAGTCACCTCCGTTCAGCTTGAGTTCCGCGAAGAAGATTCTGGCTTCGACAATTCGCTAACCGTCCGCGTCAACGGTGCTCCTTTCGATGTGTTTTACACCGCGTCCGCCGAAATCAAGTTTTCGTGCCCAGCCTAAATCTCCAGCGGGGGCCGCGCATCCTACACGCGGACAACACCAAACCAATACCAACCATGACAACCGCACAAAAAGCACTGATCGACAAGCTTGACGACATTATCGACAAGCTCTCGGAAATCACAACGCTGCTCGAAGCATCGTTTGACACCCACCCCGAACTACCGCTCGACACCACCAACCAACCATGAGCACCAACGCACTTGCCATCCTTGGAGATGGTTACCAAATCACGATAACGCCCGAAGCTGAGAGGCAGAAAGCAACCATCCTCACCGCCGCCCGCGCCGTCGTGGCTGTCACAGATCCCGACAGTTGCGACATCGCGCAGTCCCGGCTCCGCAGCCTTGCCAGCGTCCGCACTGCGGTCGAGAGCAGCCGCAAGATCGTCAAGGCTCCGGTGATTGATCTAGGCAAACGGATCGACGGTATAGCCGCCGATTTCGTGGCCGAGGTGATTGCCGAAGAGGCCCGCCTGTCGGGGCTCGTCACCGAATACGCTCGGGAGCAGCAGCGCATCAAGCGCGAGGCCGAACTCGCCGCCGAGCAGGATCGCCAGCGCGTCGATCGCGAGCGCCACGAAGCCGAGATGGCAGCGCAGCGCGAAGCCGCACGGATTGAGCGCGAGCGACAGGCCGCGGAACGGGCCGCGCACGAAGCGGAGATCGCCCGACTAAAAGCCGAGGCCGCGCAATCGGAGGAGGGCCAAAAGGCGGCACGTGAGGCGCAGGAAAAAGCATTGGCGGCGCAACGCGAGGCCGAGGCGCGAGCCGAAGCCGCGCGCCTCCAGGCTGAAGCTGACGCCGCCGCAGCTCGGGATTGCTACGCTGCGGCACGGATCGCCGCAGCGGATGCGGTTATTGCGGCACCAGCTCCCGCCGGCGTCCGCGAGGAGATCGACTTCGATGTCGAGGACATCTTGGCATTTGTCGCAAAATTCCCGCAACTCTGCCGGATCGAGCCAAAGCGGGCCGATGTGCTGGCGGCACTTAAGAAATCCTTCGAGCGCAACGGCAAGCTGCCGGAAGTGGCTGGGTTGCGAGTATTCCAAAACCTGAAAGTCAAAAGATAATGAACTATCACGATCTCCAAGCGCGCAACTGCTTGATGCTCGCCCGCCTCTTTTTCGCCTGCGGCATCATCCTGATCGGTGGCGCATTCGCCACCGCGCCGTCATGGCCTTCGCTGGCCTTTGCGGTGGCTGGCGTGCAGGCGCTCAACCTCGCAGCCGCAGAATATGCCGACCGACAACGCCACATCAACCGCTCAAACCGATGCAAACGCTAATTCAAGCCGGACAAATGCTTGCTGCCATCGGAGTCGGCGCACGCGAAGCCATTGCCCTTGGCATCATTGCCGAAATGCAGGGCAAGGCGCAGTCACCAGACATCAAGGCCGCGCTGGATTATTGCTCTAAAGATCCAATGGCCGTTGTGGCCGTCCTCAAGGCTAAGGGGCTTGTTCGGCCCGAGGACAACCGCAACGGCTGGCCGTTTTGGAGGATCACCGCAGAGGCGCGAATGCGGTTGGATGCGGTCAACGCATAACGTCATGGACACTGCACCCTTCACGCTCGAAATCACGCAGGACGCGCCCGCCATGACACCGAATCCGCACCGAGGGAGTGACTTCAACAACTTCTTGGCCGAACAAGGACTGATGACACCGTGTTGTCCTGCATTCTTCGCGTGTGATTCCGTGACGCACGAAAAACCCGCTCCGAACTCGGAGCGGGTCATGGTTGCGAGCGATGTATTGTTGTCCGTTGGGAGCAAGCCGGATCACGGCATGGACTACAAAACATTTATGTCGACTGAGGGCGGAAGGAAATGCCCCCAATGCGGCCGCTACGCAAAGCCCGAAACGCTCGGGAATCTTAGCTTTTACACCACGGGCAGCGTGGTCGCCAGAATCTCAATGTATGGCCACCTCCCTGGCTATGGATGCAATCCCTCTGCCGAAGGCAATAGCGCAGATACCGCCGGACTCCGTCACAAAAGATCATGACAGATGCTCCTGGTGTTGCCCTCCCGCTCCTTGTTCGCCCTGGCTGGCCCCGGTGAATTTATTTTTGCGGGCGGGCTTTTTCTTGTTGCACTTACGCAACGGGGGGCTAGTTTCACGCCGTCAACCGACACCAACCACCAACCAACCAACCAACCATGACCACCATCGCCCAACTGATTTTCGGACTCGACGGAAAAGCCAAGTTTGATGCCATGGCCGCCCGCGCCGGAATGACCGCCGAGCAAGCTGCCGCCGCCGGGATGCTCCAGTCGCTGGCCCACATGATGACCGCCGAACACAAGGCGGTCCTCGCCGATCAAGCCAAAGCGCTGCCGATCCTTGCCAAGATCGCATCCATGCCAGCCGGTGACGACGCTCTGGAGCGTTTTGACCGCGTCATTGCAGCAATCCTCGCCTGACCATGACCACCGACCTCCACTCTGAGATCCGCGACCGACTGGCGCTGGCTCGCCACGCTCGCCGCATGGGCAAACCCAACGCACGCCGATGGCACATCGAGCAGGCCGTGGCTGCCCGCCGAGAACTCCGCAACCCGCCAAAGCCATGAGCCGCCTCCTTATCCTCGCCGCCGCGCTCTACGCGGCCGTCGCAATCATCAACCACCTAAACCCCGGACCCGGCGACGCCGACGTGCGAGGGCCTGCTCGCATCATCCAACCATGACCACCACCGAAATCGAAGACCGCGTCAAGGCGGCGGGCCAACCCATCGCCGGCATCCTCCTCTTGGCCGGCGTCAACCGTTCCACCTGGTGGCGCTGGAAGACCGGCAAGTTCCAGCCACGGGCCGCGAGCCTCGCGCGGATCAACATTGCACTGGCCTGCGCAACCCCACCGAAGCCATGAGCGACCGACCAACACCGGAGACGGACCAGGAGTCATTCTCGACCATTTACCAGGGCGAGATTGTTAAGGCGTCATTCGCCCGCCGCCTAGAGCGCCAGCGCGACGAGTTGCTGGATTTCTTAACCAAGCTTGACGCAATGGCGTGCGATGACGAATGCGGCTCTTCTGACTTCCGCAAGATTTGCCGCTATGACATCCCTAAAGCCATCGCAGCCGCTCTTACCGGTGCGGAAAAAGTGACGACCGCCGCATTCGCCGGCAGACTTGAGCAACAACGCGACGAGTTGCTGGAGGCGCTGCAAAGGATTGACCCATTTCCGAACGATGAGATTGAAAAATCGTGGAACGGAAGCACGGTGTATTGCGAAATCACAGTCGCGGACATTCGATTGATCCGCGCCGCCATTGCTAAAGTTAAAAAAAGCGGAGCATGAAAACTGAGACAAAAAAGCTGTCCGCCCAGATTCGCCAATTCAATCGCTGGCGACGAGGTGATGAGGCGTTAGAGCAGCCTCACCCGGCAGAGATTGGCTTGATGCTCGACGCCGCCGCCGAACGGCTGGAAGAGCTCGGGCGACAGCTTGAGCAAGAGCGCCAAGACCGCAAGCAGGCCGAGCTAGACGTTTGCCGCGCACTAGGCGAGCGGAACGACGCGAGGGCTGAGCTTTCCACCGAGCGAGAGCTTGCGGACAGGCTGGCAAGCGTGTTGAGAACTTACAATTACGACCTGCTGGCTGGTGAGGTGATTCAGTTTGTGCCGGAACACGACGTGGCACTTGCCGCATGGAAGGAGGCCCGCCATGAGTGACACGCCAAGAACCGACGCCGCGATCGCAGCCTCTGACGGCCAGTGGAGTTTCGTGCTTCGCGACCTCGCACAGGAGATGGAGCGCGAGGTCGCCGTCTGGAAGCACGAATCCAAGCGACTCGCAACCGAGCTAGATTACTTCGACGAGGTGTCCATTGACTGGTGGAGCGAGTATCAAGACCTCAAAGCAAAAGCAGCCGCATTTAAGGAGTCGCCATGATCCAACTCCGAGACTACCAGCTCGATCTCGTCGATGGCGTTCGAGGATCCTACCGATCCGGCAAGCGGTCGCCGCTTGTTGTGGCACCGACGGGCTCCGGAAAGACGGTGTTATTTTCCTACATCGCCCAGGGGACGGCGGCAAAAGGCAACGGCGTCGTCATCCTTGTGCATCGGCAAGAGCTTGTCGATCAGACGTGCCGCACGCTCCGCGCCTTTGGCGTCGATCACGGCGTGATTGCTGCCGGTCGCTCGCCGGATCGCTCGCTTCCGGTGCAGGTGGCCAGCGTCCAGACCTACGTCCGCCGGCTAGACTCATTCCGGCCGGCGCTGATCATCGCCGACGAGGCGCACCACGCGACGGCTGGAAGCTGGCGAAAAGTCATTGCCCACCACTCGCAGGCTCGAGTCCTCGGCGTTACTGCCACGCCGCAGCGGCTCGACGGCCGGGGGCTAAAGGACGTGTTTGATGACCTGATTCGTGGGCCGGAAGTGGCTGACCTGATCGCAGGTGGACACCTGGCACCGCCGGTCTATTACGCGCCGCCTGTTGTCGCTGACCTCTCGCACATCGGCACTCGCGGCGGTGACTTTGCCCAGGAACAACTTGCCGAGGAGATGGACAGGCCGACGATCACCGGCGACGCGGTTGAGCATTACTCGCGAATTTGCCGAGGCGCGCCAGCCGTTGCGTTTTGTTGCTCAGTCAAACACGCGCAGCACGTCGCCGACCAATTTAGCGCCGCCGGATACCGGGCCGCCACGATCGACGGCACGATGGATCGCGATGCCCGCCGCGAAGTTGTGCGGGCGCTCGGTGACGGTCGGCTCGACGTGCTAACAAGCTGCGAGATCATCAACGAGGGCTTTGACCTGCCGCTCGTCACCGCTGCGATCCTGCTCCGTCCGACGAAAAGCCTCGGACTACACCTCCAGCAGATTGGCCGCGTGCTTCGCCCGGCACCAGGCAAGGCAAAGGCGATCATCCTTGACCACGTAGGCAACCTCTCCCGCCACGGTTTCGCGGAGGACGTTCGGGACTGGACACTCGATGGCCGGAAAAAGAAGAAGCGCAAGGCTAGCGACGATGACGAGATCCAACAACGGCAGTGCGGGGAGTGCTACTGCTGCCATCCGCCGGCGCCGGCATGTCCGGAGTGCGGGTTTGAGTATCCGAAAAAGGATCGCGAGATCGAGCAGGCCGAGGGCCAGCTGGTGGAGATTGACCCGAAGGAAATCGCCCGCCAGAAAAAGCAAGAGCAGGGCAGCGCGCAGACGCTGGATGACCTGATTGCACTGGGTCGGGCACGTGGCTACCGCTCGCCGGATGTTTGGGCCAAACACGTTTGGAACTCGCGGAAGGGGGTAATGCGATGAGCATGACACCGGAGGAGAGGAGGGCGAAGCAGGACTTGGGTATTCATCTTGATTTGGAATCACAATGGCAAGAAATCGAGAATTACTCTAAAGCACAGAGGAAAGAAAGACTGATACAAGAAGGACTAAGGTCCTCACTTAGATGTAGATTTTACAATATGAACGGAGATTCATACAGGGTATGGGTATCATCAAAGACAAAACGAATGGAAAAGCTTGCTTCTGAAATTGCAAACCTCACCCCCGAAGAAGGCCAGACCCTCACCGAACTCATCCACGAACTCAGCGGCTACGCGATGGAAGTCTGCGAGCAGATCGCCAACCCGCCGGTGGCCGAAGACGCCCCGCCCGCCCAGCCAACCCCGCAGCCCGACCTCTTCTAATGACCGAAATGAACCGACTCCGGGCCATCATGCTCGGACTCTCGACGCCTGGCGTCCGCCTGTTCCGCAACAACTGCGGGGCATTGAAGGACGCTGAGGGACGCCTCATCCGCTACGGCGTCGCAAACCCTGGCGGCTCCGACCTGATCGGCTGGCGGTCGATCATTGTCACACCCGACATGGTTGGCCAGAAGCTCGCTGTATTCCTCGCCATCGAGGTCAAGGGCGAGCATGGCAAAGCCACCGATCACCAGCGCAACTTCATCACCCGGGTCCGGGCCGACGGCGGGCTTGCGGGGGTGGCTCGGACCGTTGACGATGCGCTGGGGATTATCAAACCACTCTGACCAATGAATAAAAAACAAAACATGACGCTCGAAGAGCACAAGGCAATCGCTGAATTTTTGCGGAATCCTATCGCACTCAAGATCCGGTGCGACATCCCAAACGCCTGCGGGAAAACTTCGCAAGCAGGGAAATCTGCTGTGAAATTTTGGAAGGCCGGATTGCAGTTGATTGCGGACATGCAGTCACAAGCCTACAAGCATGGCCACTGCGGCATCGACATTTACTACCCGATCAGCCCTGACCTCTGATCATGCCGCAACCACCCATTCCGCCCACCCTCGAACAACTCCAGCGCTCGCTGCATTGGAAGGCCCTGGAGCCGATCCTAAAAACCGGATTCGACGACGCCCGCCGTGGCCACTGGGACAACGCTCACCCGGCCCGCTCACTCCGCTGGTATGCCTACGAGGCAGGATGGGATGAGGGCGACAACCTGAATCAGAGAGAGCTTGCCAGCCAGCGCAAGCCCAGTTAGAGCCTCAATCCCGCACGCACCACCCATGCACCAAGTTCAACCATTCCAGCTTCAGCCGCCAGACTCGCCGACTGTGCCGGATTCCGCCGGCACCTCAACCCCACACGGGACTCTCGACCTACGCCTCGGCGACTGCATGGACCTCATGCGGGACACCCCGGATGGGTTCTTCGACCTCGCGATTGTGGACCCGCCTTACGGACTCGGGGACGCTCTGGTGGCTGGTGGAACGTGGCCGGTGAAGTATCAGGCCAAGGGGGCGAAATGGGACGTAAAGCCGGAGGCGGAATACTTCCAAGAACTCCAGCGCGTGGCGAAAAACTGGATCATCTGGGGTGCGAACTACTACTCGCAACACCTCCCGCCAACGCGGGGCTTCGTGGTGTGGCACAAGCCGAATATGGAAGGCATGCACACGATGGCGAACTGTGAACTAGCATGGACGAGCTTTGACCGGAATGCTAAGACGGTATCAATCACGCGGCCAAACGAGGACAGAATCCACGTCTGCCAAAAGCCGGTGAAACTCTACAACTGGCTTCTCGCCAACTACGCCAAACCCGGCCAGCGCATCCTCGACACGCACCTCGGAAGCGGTTCCCACGCCATTGCTTGTCACTACTTCGGGGCGCATCTCACCGCGACGGAAATCGACCCCGATTACTACGCCGCCGCCTGCGAGCGAATCAAGCGCGAGACGCAACAGCTCGGCCTGCTCTAGCCTCACCACCAACCAACCATGAAAATCGACTTCGCGGCAATCAACGCCGCCGCACTCTCATCGCTCGAATCCGTGCTCTACGAGTGGTTTCCGCATGGCCGCATCGAGGGCCATGAATTCAAGATCGGCGGCCTCTCTGGCGAGCCTGGCCGTTCCCTCTCAATCAACACGCGCAGCGGTGTCTGGAAGGATTTCTCAAGCGACGCTGGCGGCTCCGACCCAATCTCCCTGCTCGCTGCGATCCGATCCTGCTCGATGAAGGACGCCGCCATCGAGATCGGCGAGCGGTTCCGCACCGGCATCGAGTCTCAAGGAGTGACAGCCTCGCCGAAGACTAAGGTTGCCAATGATGAGTGGACTCCGACAACCGCGCCGCAAGGCGCATGCCTGCCGGCAATCATCAACCACCACCGATTCGGCCAACCGTCCGGCGTTTGGGAATATCGTAATGCTGCGGGCAACCTGTTCGGTGCCGTCTGCCGCTTCGACCTACCGGACGGCTCGAAGCAGGTGGTGCCGCTGACATGGGCGCGGCACACAGACGGGCGCGAGCAATGGCGATGGCTATCCTTCGCCAAGCCGCGCCCCCTTTACGGCCTCGACCTGCTCGCAGCCAATCCCGAAGCCGGCGTGCTGATCGTGGAGGGCGAAAAGTCTGCCGATGCCGCTCGCACAATCTCCCCGGGCATCGTCGTCACTTGGCCGGGAGGATCCAAGGCCGTCAAATATGCCGACTGGTCACCGCTGGCCGGTCGCAAGGTCGTCATCTGGCCGGACCGAGACGCACCAGGCATCGAAGCCGCACGAGCGATCTCGAAGTCGCTGGCCGGGATTGCTGCAAAGGTCCGCATCATCACACCTCCGACCGGCCCGGATGACGGCTGGGATTTGGCAGACGCGGTGGCCGAAGGCTGGGACCGTGCGCGACTGATTGAGGCGATGACGCCGCAGGCCGATCCGATGCCTGAGCAAGAGCCGACGCAAGACGAGGTTGAGCCGTGGCAACCAGTGCAGGCGCCGCCGCAGTCCAAGCCTCGGCATGATGACAGGATCGAAGACCTGCCATTCCGCCTGCTTGGCGTGGATGGTGACTCGTTTTTTTACATGCCTGACCGTGGGCAGCAGGTCGTCAACTTGACGGCATCGAGCCACACCAAAAACAACCTTATGCGGCTGGCGGTGCTAAACGCGTGGGAAGCTGGATATGCCGGTGGATCTGATCTAACAGGCAAGGGCTGGGACCAGGCAGTCAACGCACTCATCCAGCGCAGCCAGTCCCTCCCGAAATTCGACCCGCAACGGATTCGCGGTCGGGGATGCTGGATCGACGGTGACGACGTGGTTTATCATGCCGGCGACCGGCTTGTCATCAACGGCGAAGCGAAGCCAATCCCGCAGTTCTCCTCGTCGGCCCGGGCGATCTACGAAGGCGCGCTCGAGATCCCGGTGGACTCTGGGAAAGGTGCTGACAACCTGGCCGCCTCCCGCCTGATCGAACTCTGCGAAATGTTAAGCTGGGAACGGCCGCTATACGGCAAGTTGCTCGCCGGTTGGCTCGCCATTGCTCCGATTTGCGGCGCGCTGGTTTGGAGGCCGCACTTGTGGCTGACCGGGCCGTCCGGGTCCGGGAAGAGCTGGAGCGTGGCCAACATCATCTCCCCCATCGTCGGCGACTCCGCGATCCACGTGCAGGGAGCGACCACTGAGGCTGGACTGAGACAAAAGATCGGCTCCGACGCTTTGCCGGTAGTCTTCGACGAAGCAGAGAGCGAAGACAAACGGGGCCAGCAGCGGCTCGAAGGCGTCCTTGAACTCGCCCGTCAAGCGTCCAGCGAGAGCAAGGCCCGGATCACCAAGGGCAGCGCCGGCGGCGGAGCGATCGACTATATGGTTCGCTCCTGTTTCCTCTTTGCTTCCATCGGTGTCGCCGCCGTGAAAAAGGCTGACGTATCACGCATTACCGTCCTACAGCTCCGCAAAAACAACGGCCCCGGCTCCCAGGAGCATTTCGAGATCGTCAAGGCGCTGTGGCTCGACACGGTGCAGCGGAAGGGATTTGCTGACCAGATCCGGGCCCGGTCCCTCGCCAACGCCAAGACGCTGCGGGCAAATGCCGAGACGTTTTCCTGCGTCGCCGTTGAATTCACTGGCGACAAACGATCCGCCGACCAACTTGGCACCCTCCTGGCCGGCGCGTTCTCCTTGACCTCGACGCGGATGGCCACTGAGCAGTTTGCCAAGGAGTGGATGGCTAAACAGGACTGGACCGGCTTCAAAGCCGAGGAGATCGACAACGACGAAAACCAGTGCCTCTCGCACCTGTTCGCCGCATCGATCCGCTACGAGATTCATGATCGCCCGGTGACTCGATCGGTATCCGAGTCAGTGGCCATCGCCAGCCTGTCGGACAACTACGCCACCGAGCAGCAGCTCGGCGAGCGGAACCAGACCCGCGAGGCTCTCCGCAGGCATGGCATCTTGATCAAGGACGGGCGGGCCAGCATCGCCAACCGCCATCCAGCCCTGGAGCGGATCTTTGCCGACACGCCATGGGCCGGCGCGAAGTGGAGGCAGCAGCTTGAGCGGGTGCCCGGGCACGAAAAGCACGAGGTGCTAAATTTCGGCCTCAACATCCGCCAGCGGGCCGTGAGCGTGCCGTTTTGAAATAATTTCAGAATTGCGTTGCACAAATGCAACAGCTGGGTAGGTTTGCGCCGTCAACCAACACCGACCATGACCAACACTGAGTACCTCGCAAAAATGGATCAGCTCGCCACCGAATTCCCAATGGCCGACATGATGGCACCGTCAATTCGCCGCAAGGTGGAGGACGGGACGATTTCCAAGGGCGAGCTTACAATGGCTCGCCACGCAATGCCCCATTCATTAGTCCGCGAAAACCGCCCGCTGTTTATTAATGGCAGTAAAGCGTTTCAAGCTGCCTGGAGCGAATGGATCGCCTAACCCACCCGCCCGCCGCTAACCACGGCGGGCCGCCGGGGCGCGACGGACACGCGCAAGATTTCTCCAGTGAGAAACCGGGCGGCACATTGCCAGTCGTTTCAACCTCGTTAGAGGCGGATTGCCCACGACAGCCCGGAAACCTTTCAACAATAAAAACATGACCAGAGAACACGCCAAAAAAATGCTGCCAATGATCACCGCGTTTGCGGAGGGTGAAAATGTGGAAACCATTAACTGGAAAGGTGAATGGATTATTGCCACGGACTTGACGTTTGAATGCGAGATCGACAAGTATCGAATTGCCGATTTACACTCGAACGATGACCGCATTGCTTGCCACTGCATCGAATTACCACCGCTTCCCTGATTTTCCAGCGCCGCTGATGCCGGTCCCATGTCGGGAGCAGCCCGGCACAGTGGTAATTTTCCCAACCCCATGACCACCACACAAGTCGCTTTTATTATTCGGGAGTCTATCCGTGAGGCCGCGAAAGCAGCCGGGTTAAAGCCTTCCGCCGTCCACGATCCGCATCGTCACGACCACGCAGCCTGCGCGGCCCGCAACCATGCGATTCGACTTGCCTATGCGCAAAGCGTCCACGAGGACGCGCTTGCCGATGGATTCGTTCGCAGCGACCGGACGATCCGCGACGCTATAGCCCGCTGCCCAGCGCCAGGCGAATGCCCGCGCTGCGGATGCGCTGACCCAGCCGAGTGCCGTGACCGCTGCGGATCGGCACCGGTTGGCCGTGAATTTGCCGACGTTGACGCCGCGTCTCTCGTTTGATTTACTGCCAAACACCACCATGCGATCGCTGAAAATTGACCTACTGAAGCTCACTGGAGCCCGCCTATTTACGGCCAAGGACGGCGCCGCGTTCGTCGCAATTCCGCTCCAAGCCAATGCCGTCCACGTCAGTGAGAAAGGCCGCTATTTGGAGCTGACCCTGGTTCCGAATCGAGACGGACCCGACAAATACGGCTACACCGGATTCGCCGCCGTCAACCTCACTAAAGAGCGGCGGGAAGCCGGTGAAAAGGGGCCGATTGTCGGCAACTTTAAGCCCGTCGGGCGGGCAGCTGCGGCACCTCCGCCGGAGCAAGCCGCGCCGACCACGGATGACGGCGACGACATCCCGTTCTGATTTCGGCGCAAAATTTCCCAGCCCGATCCCTTCACCGGGGTCGGGCTTTTTCGTGCTTGACGAGCCGCTACTACTACCCCAACTTCCACACGTTATGCAAAATTACAAAGTGATCGAAGTAGCTCAGCGATATGGAGTCTCTTGCCCATCTATCTACCAGTGGATGAGGGATGGGAAGCTGCTGTTTGGCGAAGAGAAACGTGGGATGGTGACGAGGAAAATCATCACTGACGCTCACCTGATCGAAATGGAAAACCGCCTCGGTGTTCGCCCAGTGAAGTCGTGATCCTCCACGATTGCCAGCCCGATCCCTTCACCGGGGTCGGGCTTTTTTGCGGACCGTTGTTGTTTGTTCGGGCATTGCCTTTGATTTCTAACGGGTTACAGGTAACGGTAATTTCCGCGCAATAGACGCTAATAAATAGAGAGAGAAATTTAGAGAGAGAGACCCTATAGGAGAGGGCTCTAATAATAATAATCTATTTTTAGTTGTAGAGTAAGTAAGTAGGGCCTCCCGCCATGATTTTCAAGGGGTTAGCCTCCAACACGGGATTGTTACGGCCAGTAACTTTGTTACCTCCCATTTGCCGCTTGATTCCGCGCAGGTTTTTGGCAAGGTGTCACCCGTCGCCACCGCAACCGGTCTGAAGCTTGCAATCCCGCGCGCCGACGCCATTGCCAATTCTGACTGTCCTCCGGATATTCAAGTTTGACAGATAGCGCGATTTGCCGCACAAAGCGAGCGTGCAGCAAGATTTAGCCGATACGCACTGGCGGCATCCTTACGAGGACGAGGATAGTTTTCCCTCTGAGGAGATCGAAGTAGCGCGTAAAATGATGGCTATCCTTTCGGCTGTAATCGACGAAATGCCCGATTGCCCCGAAAAGTTTGGCGTGGCATACGCTATCGGCTCGAACAACCTAGCAGGGCGCTCGATGTCAGAGATCGCAGCTAAGCTAGGCACGACAAGGGCGCTTATTTCGCATCGAGCGGTCGATTTCTGCCGCAGACACCAGCTTCCCGCCAGTCCATACATGAAGGCCAATCTATGAACCAAGAACTATCCACAAGCCTAGCCACTGAGATTGCCATCAAGCACCAGGAGGCGCTGTCCATCGCCACCGAGGCACGCCAGAACATCGACAAGGCGCTAAATGCTGCCGCTGACGTAGGCACGCTTATCGACAAGGCAAAAGACCAGTATCACGGCAGGCTGCACGAATGGCTACGTGAACACGTTCCGGGCTTGGCGCCTGAACAGGCCGATGTGTATCATGGAATCCACAAGGTAAGACAGCGCAGGGAATGTCTCGAAGCGGATAGTCGACAGCTCAAGCTTATCGGCATCATAGGCGACGAGGAAGTAGCCGATATCGGAGGCAGTAGCTTAGGACAAAAGGCGGATGGGACACGCTGGATCAAGTGGGCGGGCCATATTGCACAGCATTTCAGGGGGCTGGACAGCACAAGGCCGATTGAAACTTGGCAACCGTTTGAGCGCAAGGCATTGGCCGATACGCTAGAGCCTATGGTCTCGCTGTATAAGAGGGCGGGGGGTAGTGCATAACGCACTAAAGAAATGAGCAATACAGACAGAAAACGCGCATTTATGGCACTTTATCGCACTATCCACCCCCATACGGGAACCCTACGCCATGAGATAGCCACTCGGGGTTAAGGCGCAT